GTAATGAAAGAAATGTTTGAAGCAAGCGTCGACGGCGAGCCGTATGATGCAGATCGCTGGAGCCAGTATTTCCGTCCTGCAGGTATGAGCCAAGCGACAGGTGATCCGAACAAAACATCTGTTGCAACCCCAAGTTCGTCAAATACTCCTACTTCAGCACCTCTTGCTGAAACTAAAGAAGATGCTGAAAAGCCTCCCTTCGATCCAGACCCAGCTCCGACACAAACGGTAGAGACAGAAAGTCAATCATCGGAAAGTGCAGAGGGTGCTAGTCGTGCACAAGATATTCTTGCGCAGATTCGAGCACGTAAGGGATAATAAGTTAACAATACCCCCCAGGCTTGTCATAGGCAGCCCAAATCGGGGGGTTACTCTTGCTTTTTAATTAGGAGATAATATGGCGAAGGCATTTGATTTAAGCAAATTTAGAAAAAGTTTAACCAAGAGTATTGATGGGCTTGGCGTTGGATTTAATGATCCTACAGATTGGGTCAGCACAGGAAACTATGCACTAAATTACCTTGTAAGCGGCGATTTTCACAAAGGAGTTCCACTTGGCAAAGTAACAGTTTTTGCAGGTGAGTCCGGCTCAGGCAAAAGTTACTTTTGTTCAGGCAATATTGTGAAAGCAGCACAAGAGCAGGATATCTTTGTGGTTCTTGTTGATTCAGAGAACGCACTCGATGAAAAATGGTTACATGCGCTCGGTGTAGATACATCAGAAGACAAATTGTTAAAACTTAATATGGCAATGATTGATGATGTAGCAAAAACTGTATCTGAGTTCATGAAAGACTACAAAGACATTTCTGAAGAAGAACGTCCTAAAGTATTGTTTGTGGTAGATTCTTTAGGTATGTTACTAACACCCACAGATGTTGATCAGTTTGGCAAAGGTGATTTGAAAGGTGATATGGGTCGTAAGCCCAAGGCACTTACAGCACTTGTTCGTAACTGTGTAAACATGTTCGGTAGCTACAACGTGGGCATGGTTTGCACAAATCATACATATGCTTCTCAAGACATGTTCGATCCAGATGATAAAATTTCAGGCGGACAGGGCTTTGTGTATGCATCAAGTATCGTTGTTGCAATGAAAAAGCTCAAGCTCAAAGAAGACGACGACGGTAATAAAACAACAACAGTCAATGGTATTCGTGCGGCCTGTAAGGTTATGAAGACTCGTTATGCAAAACCGTTTGAAAGTGTGCAGGTCAAGATTCCATATGAGACTGGGATGGATCCATATAGTGGTCTAGTCGATCTCTTCGAAAAGAAAGGTATCCTCGTGAAAGATGGCAATCGACTTAAATACGTTGACGTGAACGGTGAGGAGCATAAGGATTATAGAAAAGCTTGGACAGGCGAAAAGCTTGATATGATCATCGACCAATTCTACAATCTTCCAGAAACGAAAGAAGTAGAATTTGAAAATCCGGACGTTTTAGAAGAAGAAATTACGGAGACAAAAACTAATGAATGAAGAACAAATCGGCGACCTTTGGCAAGTAGCAGTAGAACACCTGCCAGAGGCCAAGAGGGACGATGTAGCAAATGATTTTATAAACGTGCTTTTAGATCACGGAATAAAAGAATCAATACTTGTTGCATTAAAGGGTGTCGATCCTCATTTGGACAGTGCGATTGAGTATGCTATTGACGAGGAAGATGGTAGTGATGAGTTGTATGACTGATGTGGTATGATCGAATAACCAAAGATATATCAAATATACCTTCTGCTATTCAGTATTTTTATGACGAGCTCGAAGAGGCCAGAAAGGAAACTAGAATAACCGGAAGAATTGAGAGAGCCGCGGCAGAAATGCCTGCCGTGGTTGAAACTCGTTTCAGTCAACTACAAGAAATTGAAGCTATCTTAGAATATCTTAATATTGAACTTCGTCGCCTTAGAAGTCAACATTTTAAAAAATATCTAGAAAATTATCAACGTGCATTAAGCAGCCGAGATGTAGAAAAGTATGTCGACGGCGAAGCAGATGTTGTTGACTTTGAAAAAATTATAAATGACTTTGCATTAATTCGAAATAAGTGGCTTGGTATTACAAAGGCCCTTGATATAAAGCAGTGGCAATTAAGCAATGTTGTAAAATTGCGCACTGCTGGATTGGATGATGCTACTATTTAGTGATATCGTTGAATTCTATTAAAGGTAATTTTTTGTAATTATTACAGTAATAATTCCAATCTGCCTTCTCAAAATTTGCCGGATTGGGATTATTCTGTTTTGTGACAACCCCGCATCCTTGATCAATCAAAACCAACTTAAATAAAATATCATCTCTATTTGCTAGATCGAAAGCTAACCTATATACATCTCCAAGCCATGCACCCTTACATATTTTATTAGGATCTGCCATTTGTTTTGTGCGAGGGAGCATATCGTGTATCAAAATTACTCCGTTCTGATTAAGAACCTTTAGTGAATTATTAACATCTCTTTTAACTTGCTCATAGGTGTGTAAGCCATCTATAAAGATAACATCAAATGTATGTTTATTTTGAGAAAAAAACTGATCACTAGTCATTCGCATATTTCCACCTCTAACGGGATCTACGCCGAACATTGTTTTTATATTTTTTATTTTATCCCAAACTTGATTCTTATCACATCCTATTTCTAAATAACTTTTGCAAGCTGTATTAGCTATAAAAAAATGAATCAGATCTAGTCTAGATTGATTACCGAATTTAATTTCTATCATTTTTTACATTAACCTATCTTTCCAAGTTTTTGGTGTTTTATCATTTACAATTTCTAAAGGAAATGTATAGTCAAAAGGTTTTATTCCTCTATTTCTTATATACTCACAAGTTTTTTCAATAGCTTCGAAAACTTCTGTTTTTGTTTCATAATTTAATAAATTACGAGCTTTATCTGCGGAACACATCGCGTGCTTGACCTCTCTTGGACGATCTGGCATATGTATTGGCTGCTCAGGAAATCCCGAAACCTTGCTTACTAATTCTGCTAATTTTTTAATGGTTATAGTGCCTTCGTCTGGCCCGATATTTATAATTTGGCTTTTGATATTTTCGTCTAAAGACATTTTTTCTAAACAATTCACACAGTCATCTATGTAACTAAAACACCTTGTTTGCAAGCCGTCCCCGTAAATAATTGCAGGTTTTCCTTGTAGATTTCTGTTTATCATGATACTCATGACGTTACGGAACGGATCATCATATCGCTGTCTTGGGCCTACAATATTATGCGGAACCGCAATGTTCCACTCCATACCGTGAGTATCGCCTAATGCTTTTAAAACTTCTTCTCCGCCTACTTTAGCAATTCCGTATGGATCAACAGGAGCAGGTATCATATCCTCGGTAAACGGAGTCGTTTGATCGCCATATCTCGCCATAGAAGTGCAGTAAACAAATCTTTTTACTTTGTTTTCGATTGCCGCTGAAATTGTCGAAACACTCGCTTGAAATATATTTTTTGTTATAAAATCTGGACTAAAGACACTGAGGCCTTCATGTGCGGTAGCAGCTGTATGCACAACGATATCGCAACCTTTCATTATTTCAGCCATTCTATTTCTATCGCAGCAATCTACTTTGTATAGTTCTGCCTTTTCATTTACATTGTCCTCATACCCGCCGATTAGAGTGTCATTTCCTAAAACTTCGTGACCTTGCTCTAGGAATCTATCAGCTAAATGACTTCCAAGAAAGCCTGCTATTCCGGTTATAAAAATTTTCATTTAAAGTTCCTTATGTAATTAGATAAACAAGTTTTATCAGCATCTAGCCATCTAGTGGAAGTAGTATGCCAAATATGATGGTCTCTTTCACGTAAGCACATTTTATGCACACGATTTGTTGTTTCGTCTTTTATGTCTTTTTGTATTTCTACAACACAATTTTCTACAAGTTCGTATCTTCCAACACTTCTAGCTAATTCGGCTGTCCATGTATCTACATACCAATGCCAAAATTGCGGAGGAACAAAGTAACCTAAAGCATCTATCCAGTTTCTATGAACACAAAAATGTGGATTTTTTTTCTTTTTTAATCCGGGAGATGTAGGGTAAACACATGCAATTTTATCTGGGTATTTAGAAAATGCGTCTGTAATTATTTTGTCCCAACCTCTGGTTACAAAATTGACATCATCACCCGCTAAAAAATAATAATCATTAGTAGCTTCTTCTGCTAACATATTCCAGCTGTAGCCAGGAGAACGATCTGGTCCGACTACAATATGACAATCGTCAATCAAATTCTTATATTGATCAAGAACAGGATCGTCGTCGTTGAGGTAAAGTTTGATTTCTACATTATTTTTTGCTAAAGATTTGGCAGAATTTACCATTTGAGATGCTAACTCGGGTCTACCCCTGCTAGGACATAAAACACTAATCATGAACATATTTATCTACCAAAAAGTTCTGAGTTTATTTTAAGATGCCAATAAATAATCTAGATGAAAAAAATAGTTTTAACTACTGGCGGTTTTGATCCGCTTCACTCCGGACACATAGACTATATTAAACATGCCAAGAAACTAGGAGATTATCTAATTGTCGGGCTCAACTCTGATGATTGGCTCACACGTAAAAAAGGAAGGCCGTTTATGCCTTTTGTAGAGAGAGAATATGTTTTAAAAGCTCTTTATGATGTAGATGAAGTTATTAGTTTCGACGACACGGACGATACAGCTATACAAGCTATAGAAAAAGTGGTAGCAATGCATCCGTATCATAAAATTATATTTGCTAATGGCGGTGATCGTAAAGAAGGCAATGTTCCTGAAGAAACTTATTATTATGACGATGGTAATGTAGTTTTTGAGTATGGTGTAGGTGGCAATGATAAAAAAAATTCAAGTAGCTGGATTTTAGACGAATGGAAAACACAAAAAACAGAGCGCCAATGGGGTTACTGGCGCGTGTTGGATGACAAACCGGAAAAAGGTTATAAAGTAAAAGAGCTAGTTATATATCCAGGAAAAAGTTTGTCTGATCAAAGGCATTTTAAAAGAGATGAGCAATGGATTATATTAGAAGGAGTAGTAAGAATGGAAACAGAATATCAAGGAAGATTTGATATTGCTCATTTATCTCAATCTAGTTTTCCGTATAATATAGGAACAGGAGTATGGCACTGTGCCAGCAATCCTGAAGAAGTTCCTGCACATGTGCTTGAAATACAAAAGGGCGAATCATGTGTAGAAGAAGATATAGAGAGACGAAAGTATGAAAGTGTTCGTAGGGTATGACCCTAGAGAAGATATTGCTTATCAGGTTTGTAAACACAGCATTGTAAGCAAACAACCAAACGCGACTGTGGTTCCGTTGATCCAGCAAGAGCTTAGAGATGCCGGTTGGTATCACAGACCAGTTGACAAACTTGCAAGCACAGAATTTACCTTCACAAGATTTTTGATTCCGGAACTTGCTAACTTCGACGGTTGGGCATTGTTTATGGATTGTGATATGATTTTAACCACAGATATCAAACAGTTATTTGACCAAGCCGACGATCAATATGCAGTAATGTGTGTAAAACATGATTATACGCCTAAGGGAGAAATAAAAATGGACGGTAAAAAACAAACCATTTATCCTAGAAAAAACTGGTCGAGCGTTATGTTGTTTAATTGTTCTCATCCATCTAACAAAAAGTTAACTAAAGATTTAGTAAACAATGAAAACATCAAGGGTGCCTATCTCCATAGGTTTAGTTGGCTTGATGATCACGAGATAGGAGAACTAGGAAAAGAATGGAATTGGTTAGTTAACTGGTATAGTGAACCAGACGACGGAATCCCTAAACTTATCCATTACACAGAAGGCGGCCCGTGGTTTGAAAATTACAGGACCTGCCAATACCATCGAGAATGGAAAGCAGAACTTTTTGATATGATGTCATGATATTTTTAAGTAAGGGCGGAGAAGACCCATACATAAATGATTTTGCAAAAGGATGCGGTGCTAGTCCTGTTTCAACTGATGATTTTATCTATGAGGATTCTGTAGAACCCATTGTGCTTAGAGGAATATTAAAAAAGAAAATTATAAGACAATGTTGGAAAGACAACCGAGATTTCTTTTATATGGATACTGGATATTTCGGCAATGAAGTGTCGAAACAAAATCCGAATGGTTGGAAATATTATCATCGTATCGTAAAGAATAATTTACAACATGAAAGAATAATAAACAGGCCATCAGATAGGTTTGCAAGGTTCGGCAAAAAGATAAATCCATGGAAAACATCTGGCACAAAGATATTAATTGCGTGCCCGGACGAAAAACCCTGTAAGTTTTATGACGAAGATTTAGATGCATGGTTAGAACACACAATATCAAAAATAAAAAGCAATACGGATCGTCCTATCGAAATTCGTAAAAGAGAAAAAAACAGAATGAAAAGAACTGTAGAAAAACCTTTTTTAGAGGCACTAAACGACGATGTGTTTGCATTAGTTACTTACAATTCCAACGCCGCTGTAGAGTCTATCTTTCATGGAATACCTGCATTTGTCACTGCACCTGTGCATGCTGCCAAACCTGTGTGTAGAACTGATCTGAAGAAAATAGAAACTCCTTACTATGCCGACAATGACTTACGTCATGCATGGGCATGTCATCTTGCTTACGGACAATTTCATATAAATGAAATACGAAGCGGTATAGCAAAAGAACTTATGGATTTTGAATAATGTCTAAAATATCATTAGAAGATGCATTGGTGAATTCTGCCAGCGGGGAGTTGAATAATTCTGCTGTTGTAAGGGGTGTGATTAAAAAAGATAGGATAAATCAAGCCAAATCTGAGGGTAAGGATTTTTACTATATTGATACAGGTTATTTAGGAAATTTTCCAAGTAGGGGAAATCCCGGGGGTAAAAAAATCTACCATCGTGTAGTAAAAAATGAATTACAACACACCGAGTTGAGAGATGTTCCTGGTGATAGATGGAAAAAACTAATAGACGACGATTCTAGATTAATTTTTACAGGTAGAAAAAACTATGATAAAAAAGTTTTGCTTGTTATGCCTAATCCTAAGGCTTGTAGATATTACGACATCGACTACGATTCATGGGTGTCAAACACTGAAAAAGGTATTAAAAAGCATACAGATTTACCGATAGAAGTGAGGGTTAAAGGATCAAGAACATATAGAAATAGAGAATATAGTATATATGATGCGTTCGACAGTGGAGTTTACGCAACAGTTTGTTTAAACAGCATAGCAGCTTTAGAGTCAATTCTCTACGGTATTCCGGCATTTGTAAGTGTGCCCTGTGCGGCTTCTCCCCTTGCTAATAACAACTTAGAAAATTTGTCTAGTCCATTTTTTCCTGACGCACAGTTAATAGAAAAGCAATGCCATAATATATCTTATGGTCAATTTACAGTAGATGAGATAACAAACGGATCAGCATGGAAAATAATCAAAAAACACGAAAGATGAAACTTTTAATTAACGACAAGGAAATCGCACACTTTTTATTAAGTTTAATTAACTATGAGACAAAGGTAAAAAAATTAGATCTCTCCCTACCAGAAGCTCAAGCCTATATTGATAATTTTAAACAAAAACATGATAAAAAAAGAATACCAATCAAACGATTTCCGCCTCTAGGAAAAAAGAAAGCATGGGATAAAATAACTAAGTGTGTCGCAAGAGATACTAGAGCAAATGTTGAGAAGGTAAAACAATATCTAATTGATGAGAAGGAAAAAAATTACAACAGAGTCCATAAAAATATAGAACATTTTATAGCACACTTTGGTATAGATTTTATATTTGATAGATATATGAAAAGTTCCAAAGAAAATTTTGTAAAAAGCACAGGACGATTAATAAATCCAAAATCACAATTGATACGTAGGAAAGAATTTACTGATTACAAACAAGACTGTCTTATTAGAAATACCACAGGAAACGAAGATTTATTAGTAACAAAAATAGATAATGAATATCCTTTTTGGTTTATTGACAGTGGGTATACGAATTTTTTAGAGCCTAATAAAAAATGGCATAGGTTAATACGGAATCATCTACACTATGGTAAATTTTTTAATGCTCCTGTTGATAGATTAGGACACTTTAAAAAGTTCCCAAAAAAATGGCGAGACGATGGTGAATATATTTTAATTTTAGAGCCAGGGCCGTTTGCTGCCGGAGTATTCCACATAGAATTAGACGGTTGGGCCGAAAAAGTGAAAGAAGAACTATCAAAATACACAGATAAAAAAATAAAAATTAGAGATAAGAAACCTAAAAGGAAAAGGAAAAATTTGTATAAAGAGTTATGCAACGAAGACTATCATTGTGTAATAAGCATAAATTCAAATGGAGCGACCGAAGCATTATGGGCTGGTGTTCCTGCAATAACTTTAGGTAGACATATAACTAATCCGGTTACAGTAAGTAATTTGTCAGATGTTAACAATCTATATAAAGGCGATCTGTCTCAGTGGCTATGCATGTTAAGCTACAGTCAATTCACATTTGACGAGTTAAAAAACGGAACAGCATTAGAAATTTTAAGAGAGTATCATGACTAGGCTAACCGCGGCAGCTTATTATGCAGGGATTCCAGCTAGAAACTCTAATCCAGAAAAACCACAAATTTTGGATAACTTTTTAGCAGGAGTTAAAGTATGCGGCGATACCGGAATTGCGCATAAAGGAACAAATATCGTAGATGCAGATGTTGCATTAATACAGGGATTTGTTCACGAGCACGGAAAAAAAGCATCTCACCTTCAGGTAAGACGAAACGCTATAGATTACCAACAAAAACAGGGAAAGAAGGCGCTAATAGTAGACAGCAATCTTTTTCTATTTAAAGATCCGACAAATCGAAAAAGATATCTTCGCTATAGTTTTAATGGAGTATTTCCATCCACTGGTTTTTACTTTGACAGTGAATATACTGCAGATCGCTGGAACCAAATTCAATCAGACTTAAATGTGAATCTAAAGCCGTGGAGAGAACATGGTGATCATATTTTACTTTGCTTACAGAGAAATGGCGGCTGGAGCATGCGAGGTCTAGATGTAATGGAATGGATGAATAAAACCATAATCGATATAAGGAATTACGACAAGCATAGACCCATAGTAGTTAGAACTCATCCCGGAGATAAAAAAATAAAAAGTTACCTAAGAATTAATCACAAAAATGTAAGATTAAGTTCTAACAGGGATATTGTAGAGGATTTAAAGGGTGCGTGGGCAACCGTAATATATAACAGTTCTCCCGGTGTAGCCAGTGCTTTAGAAGGAATTCCTGTTATAATTACCGATCCAAAACTTGGATATAGTCAAGCAGAATCAGTTTCTAATCTCGGTATTGATAAAATTAAAAATCCAATAAAACCAGACAGAGAACAGTGGATACAAAAGTTATGCATGAGTCATTGGAACTTTGAA